ATTTCCTGTTTCTCCGTTTTTGTACCTCTCTAATTGATATTCTTTTATTAATTCTGGATCAACGTGTTTTAGGAAATTATAGAATGTGGTTGATACACCACAATTATGACACATGAAGAAATAGTCATTCTTCTTGCGGTAGACATAACCACGAGTTTTTATTTTGTTCTTTTGGGAATCACCACAATATGGGCATCTAAAGTTATAAAGATCATCCTTCTTTCGTTGAAATCTTTGTAACTTGCCAGATACCATCATCAGGAAAGACCTGTCAATAAAAATGCTCATAATATAAAAAATAATTTATTTAATTGAATTCACTATTGTATTGATATTTACATTAGAAATCAACCATGAAACAACAATAATACCACCGGCAACCATCCACTTCCATTGTAGAAGTTTGTCTAAAGCTTCTTTTTCATTTTGGTTGTGGTCTTGCATATCTGATCGGAGAGATTTAAATTCATCCATGATTCTTTGATTTGAAGCTTCCATTTTGTCCAATACCATATCAATTCGATCATGAATTTCTTTAATATCTCCGTCTGTTTCTAATCTGCGGTTTTCCATGTCTGAGTATACTTTCGATATGTGCCGGTCGTGGGTATCCACTATCTTTTCGATAACTTGATCCATCTTATTACATAACGCAGATAAAGTCAATACCTGCGTTTTTAGAACACCCACATCAACCTTCAGATCAGATACTTCTTCCGACATTATTTTTTCTTTTCTGGTACAGGAGTACCTTCTAATTTTTTGTGTACTTTGATTTCTTTACAAACTTCTTTTTCTTTACCTGTCTTTGGATCTTTTTGTGTTACACAAGATTTTTTGGTCTCAGCAGCTTTAGAGACTGGCATATCAGCTACCATAAAACCACAAACAACCATAAATGACCAAACGAATGTGTTAATTGCTTTCATTTTTATTTTCCTTTTTAGCAAATTTTTCTGAAGCTGTAAAACCTAGTCCTGCAATAACAAGATATATCATCGAATCGAATAATGATGGAGTTACTTTATAACCAAATGTATCTGCAATCAATGCAAAGGCGCATATTAAAAATGCTAAGAATGTTATTACTCTTTTACTACTTATGGAATTATTATGTCCATCAGATAACATACTATTTAACCAATTCATTTATTAAATCTCCGGCTGAGGTGGTAGCACAGGCATTGGTTTACCTGTAGAACTCATTGTTACAGATGGCGTAAAAGAAGATGTTGCTGGTGAAATTGGCGCAGCACCCATACTCATACTATTACCACCTAAAGACATACCACCGAGTGATGGACTTGGCGTAGATGGAGTTGTTGGTGCTGATGATACTGTTGTTGGTCGTGTTGCTGCTTGTAGTGCCATCTTCTGTGCATCTTTATCACCACCAGCCAACATGATACCAGACAATGTGCCTGTCAAGAATGTTGCGATAGGTATAATCAACTCAAAGAATTTTTGATCAATTGGAGAGATAGCATTGAGAGGTTGTGTTACAAAAATTAACGAATACAATACTACAAACACAATGCCAAATAATGTAAGTGCTAAACATATACCAATAAAGAATTTTAGTCGAGCCATTAATTGCTCTTCAGTATACATGAAGTTATCGTCTTTCTTTTCTTCTTTGTTTAAAATATTCAAGTTCATTTGCAAGTTGCTCCAGTTGTTGGTGTTATCGGTGTATTTTGTGTAAGAGGTTTATTTCCTCCCGGTCCTACTCTTGGATCATTTTGACCTTTAAAAATATGTTGAGGACAAGTTCTTGTTACATCACAGTAAGGTAGTTTACACATATCATTATCCCAATTTAGGGGATCTTGGCACGGATAACGGAATCGGTCACCACTAAAATATGCCAATGTCAGAGGAAGCAATAATAAAATAATTAGACCTTTTGCTAATTTTTTATCATCCATTAATGAACTCCTAGTACATGAAGTGCGTGTTCATAATGTTTAATGCGATCTTCAAGACCAATGGTGCCACCATTGATACGCTTTGTTAATGTGAGAATGTCGCCTTTGTCAGCCCATTGATTTAGTTTATTTGTTTCCCAAAACCAGCAAGCAGATTGAGCAGCACCTTCAAATGTTTGTAAATATTCGGATGCTTCTTCAACAGATATTTCAATTGAAGCGGCAAACCAAGAATAGTTTTCTTTACCTGTTAATTGAATCAGTCCACGGCCACAGTATCTATATCCATCACCAGATGCTTCATCGCCATTGCCCATGCGATTAGCATAGATACGATTTGCAATTGCTTCCTGTTTGTTTGGTTTATTTGCATACTCATTTGCTAGTTCATCTGTTGGAAAATACTTAGGAAACAATTTACGGAGAGTTGCAGCACGATAATTTAAATTTTCTTTTAGTGCTGTAAAATTTGCTGATTCATGACCACATTGTGCCATAAAAGCTGCAATTCTTTGTGGTGTATTGATGTCATAATCAGGCAACAAAACAGTAAGAGCATTGTGCCAATATTCGGCATAAGGATTTTTTCCTATAATTTGTTTTAGTTGTTCTAGTGTCATTTTTTAATCATGCCTTTTATTTTCTCTTGAATCATTTTAGCCCAAAAAGGTTGTGGAAAATTCCAACCAACAAAAGCTCCAATTGCAATCCAAAAAATAGTATCTAACATTTTATTTCCCTTCGTTAATATCTTCGTATTTTAATTTAGCCAAAATGTAATCTTTAACTAAAGAACTTCTCACGATATCATCAACGGTAAACTCTATTCTGGTGAAAGCGCCCATATGTTGAGCGATATCAAAAAACTTTAACAGTCCAGACTTATCATTATTTTTTCTCAAATCGGTTTGACGATAATCACCACACCATATAATCTTTGAACGATAACCAACACGAGTCATAACGGTATCAATTTCTTCAAAGTTCATGTTCTGCATTTCATCAACAATAATGATCGCATCATCAAAGGACATACCACGAATGAAAGATGTAGAAATGAATTGAATGAAACCTTGTTCTTCTAATCTATCCCAAGCATCTCTACGACCAAACAGAGTATCACAAATTTGTCTGTATGGTTGTTGATAAATTTCCATTTTTTCTGTAACATCACCAGGAAGATGACCTATCTCTCTAGATTGTACAGCAGAACGAACTACAATTATTTTGTTAAATGGATTGTTCTTATCTAAGACTTCTTCAATCGCTTTATACAGAGCAATGAAAGTTTTACCTGTTCCTGCTACTCCATGTAATGCTACGAAATAGTCGCCTCTTTTATATGCGTCAAAAAACTGTTTCTGATTATCAGTAAGAGGATCAAATGTTTTTAAGTCGTCTATTCTTATCTTTAAGTGATTGCCGGTTTGTTTCCTTTGTATTGGTTCATTATTATCTTGTTCTACTAACCTAACTGCTGTGTTAGTTTTTCGAGCCATGCAATCTCCTTAAACTGGTAAGTTTTTAACTACATTTACCGCACCTGCTAATAATTCTTGATAATCTTGTTTAAGTTTCATTTCCATAGAGGAACTTTCAATAGTTTCCATAATGTTAAGGTCGTTTATTAACTCTTTGAATTCTGCGTCAGTAATTAGGCCAGCCTGGTGCTGTTGTTGATAGACCTGTACCTGTGCGGCCATACTGTGTATTTTTTGAACATCACTCATCTTTGTTTACTCCCTATGACACGTTGAATTTGTTCAGATGTCTTGCTTATTGTATTTAGTTTTGCCTGACAATATACAGGACTAGGATTGTCTTTTTTATGCAATTCTTCTACTATGGATAGTAGTTTTTTACTCAAATCGTGAGCTTCTTTGTTTCTTGGTATATACTGAGTAAATTGATTAAACTGTACAGTAGTTTGATATAAAGACTTTATCGAATCTTTGGAACAGTCGGAGACGGTAGAGATAGTTCTTACCTTTGTGATGAGTGAATATTCATTGGTATCATATCCGGCCATCATATAGATGTCATACAATGCACAACCAGAGAGTGAAAAGGATAATAGTGTTATTAATAGTAATTTTTTCATATTTTTACCTGTAATTTAAATTATTTTTATTAATAAATCTCTCGCCATTGGAGTCCAACTCCAACATTGGTGGGTTGCGATCCTATATTTGTTATCACAATAACATAAATTTCTGAGTTGGTCGAATCGTAATTCTGTACAATATAATTTTTCTTTGCAGTAGAAGGTAAATTTGACCCAGGAGATCCACCAGTTTTCTGACTACCTTGCGTTGAAGCACTAACCCATCCATTGTCTATTTCATCACCATCTGTAAATGCTGTGGCATCCACATTATATTCAACACCACTATCATCATCAACTGATGTCCAAGTGTTCGCAGTTAATTGACTCAAATCTGGTAACTTTATGAGGCGGTACTTTATATTTTCACCATCGCTGAATATGTTAACATTACCCATACGAACAATCATTCTGTTTTTATATGTTTTAAATGAGTTCTTCAATCGAATCGCCATGATTGGGAGCGTTGCTCCAGCAGAGAGTAATCTTGGTGTATTTGTTACTGCCCAATCAATACCTGCTTCAACATATCCACCTTCCGACATAACAGTAGAACATATTTGGTCATAATATCCACCTGTAGTTGTTCCCGTGTTAAGCATCTCACATCGAACAGGTAGATTTGGATTGCTCATGTAAACAGTTGCCAAATTGTTATTGTTGTGAAATTTATGAGCAGTTACAAATTCTCCATTGTTAACAAATCCACAACGAACTGTGCCGACACCAAGCCACTCAAAATCAATCCATAATAATTGAGTTTTTGTAATATCTAAATTAAAAGCACTAGCTCCAGTCCCATCACATTTATCTTCACTCCATTGAGATTGTGGAATTCTTCTTTCTGTTGGACTTCCAGAAACGTAACTTCTCAATACAATGTTTAATGTTCCGTTTCCGGTTTGCTCAAAGTAAATACCGTCATTATCATCAAAGTAACCAGTTCTTTTTGTGACATTAGTTACCGCTGAATAAAAATTAAAACTAGAAAAAATGAATTGACTTTTTCCAGGCATATAGTGATGATAAAACTTAGTTTGATGCACAACTCTAGAAGTTGTATTACTTGATGTTGTTAATCTGGCACACGCTTGATTAGGTTGAAATGTTACAGTTGCGCCATTTACAGTATAATCTATAAAATTTGGATCTAAACCATAAACGTGTTTATAATCTCCAAGCGTAAATGGTTCACTAACTCTTGCACGACCAAATGCATCATAACTTGTATTTTCTTGGAACAAATATGTCATACTATTCTCCACCCATTTCTATAAATCATTTGTATACCACCATTGTTTATTTTTAATATAAAACCATTTACATCATTATCGACATTTCCGTGAACAATTATTGGAAACTTTGAACATCGTCCAGATTCATCTTTAATTATAATGTATCTACCATTTTTAGCAACCGCAGGCAAAGTTACTGTTACAGTTCCAGCATAGTTAATACCAACATAATAATCTTTTCTACTAACTGTGTAGGATGATGATGTCACTAGCGTTGTTTGATGATCTAAGTTAATTACATCTCCTGCACCACCACCAGGACCTTCTGCTGATATTTTGTATATCCATTGTTCCATCATTTCGATTCTTTTCTGAATCAATTTCATTGTAGTTGGATATGTTTCAACAGGAGGCAAAGAAAACAAATTTGTTACTTCGTGTATTCTTTTTTTAATTACTTTGGCAGAAGCTTCCACCAAATCATCTTCTTGCTTTTCTACAATAGGAACATTTTCTGGTAAAGGTTCCATCGTAGGTTCTTCGATGACGAGATCAGGAAGTTGTTCTTCGAGTTTTTCAAATTCTTGTTTTATTTTTGTAAGTTCTCCTAAGAAATCAGATGCATTGATTTCAACATCAAACTTTTCTTTGAATTTGTCTACTTTAGATTTTCGACCTTCTTGAATTATTTTGGATAATTCGGACAGAAGTTCTTCTGGTGCGGATTTATTCTCACTCATTTTACTTTATCATGAATTCTTTTTTGTTCATTATACCACTCAATCCAAGCATTATACTTTTCTTTGAGTGTGTAGTACATACTATAATTTTCGTTGGCATTTTCCAAAAGATCAGAAAGAGACTTCTTTTCTTCTGGTAATTGTTTTAAATTATTTGCTGGTTCCAGTAGGTTTGCTGGTGCTTCGGGAAACGGCATTTTGACTGGCACGGTTGTAAAGCAACCAGGCAGTATCACTAAGCTTACACTCAGCGTCAATGCTTTCACGATTCTTTTCAATTTCTTGTTTATTGACATTAAAGTTGTCCTTAATACCTTTTAACTTTTCACTCACTTCTTTATCTAGGCGCTCATTTGCTTTCTTAGATTCTTGTTTTGCTATATCAACTTTTTTTTCTAAATCTGCAATCTTCGAGCGCCACATCATTTCATTAGTTATACTGCCTTCAAAATAGATACCAATTAAAAGTACAATTGTTGATATACCTTTTACAACACCACCATAGTGGCTAACAAAAGGTATTTTACTGCCTAAGAATCCAACAATTACACCAATTAATCCTAATATTGTAACGGCATGAACTGCATATGTCAACCATATATCAGGAATGAATGACAAATACCACATTTTACTTTGGTTTCTTTCTTGCTATCAACTTCATCAATATTGGATTTCTTCTTCTGCTAACACCTGGTTCACCACCAGCACCACCAGTACCAGCAATAGCACCAGAACCTTGTACATTTGTTGGTGCAGCTGCAACGATACCATCTTCTTTTACGGTATGTAATTTACCTAGATGTGCCATTGCATCGGCTGTTGTTGTATTGATTTGATTGTTTAGTGATTCTCTTTCTTCATCACTTGGTGCTTGTTTTAATTGGTGTTTAAGATGATTGAGTTCATCTTTCTTTTCCATGTATTTTTTGAATGTGAGTATGTCGTATGTCATATTTTTCTCAACTTTTCTGCGATATCCATATCTATTGGAATATCATTTGTTAAAATTGATTTGCCGTTAATGCCTTTTATTACTTCTGGTAATATATTTAAATATAAAAGAAATGTTTTGAGTATATCATAATCTCTTTCATCAATCCTATAGAATAATATTCTTGATGTTGCTTCTGGACCAAAAACATTGTTCAATAGAATAATGTGATTTAATATCAATCTTTCTTTTAGAGTTTTTGTGATCTTATATCTACGAAACAATCTTTTAAGATATTTTGTTCGTTTTATATCTCCTTCAAACTCAGACATAATACAATTTGGTGCTTCATAACACTTCATTGCATATAAAGTAAAATTATCTTCATTTAAATCATCAAACATCAATTCAAACCCTAATATTAAAAAACGGAGACAACCTTTAGGATGTCTCCGTTGTCGTCAACACAAAACCACCAAAAGCAAACTATTTATTAAGTAATTGTAATAGTTGCGTTTGCGGAAGTTACAGTAGTTGCACCTGCTGCATTAATAATTACACGAACCTTGTTCGTATTCAAGAAGGTGTTTGCTGCATTAGCTGTCAATGTTGTAGATGTATTTCCTGTGAAGAATGTTCCAGCATCTGCGGTGTTGGCCCAAACAGAACCATCGTTGTACTGCCAGTAGTATGTCAATGATGTTCCAGATGGTACAACAGATGTTGCAACAGTAAATGTTACTGTGTTGCCAGCGCCATTCGCAGCAGAACCGTTAGATGGTTGTGAAGTGATTGTGATAACCGCATCTTTGTATGTGGTATCTTCATAGTCACTATTCATTGTGCTCATCGCAACAAGAACTTCTTCCTGAACACGGTTTGCACGACCACCTGAACCAGTTGTACGCAATACCCAACCGGTATGAGCACCCTTGTTTAGATCAGCTGCAGCTTCTGCGGCAGATACACCAAAGAGACCGATGGTCGCATTTACTGTATATACATCAGCTGTTGTATTGCTGAACAACAATGCAACGTTTGCAGCTGTTGGTGCAGAAGCATCAGCTTTTACGTTAGTCGCATTGACAATTGTTGAGTTTACAGCCCAATATGGTGCGTTGGCTGCGTTATCGTTATTACCCCATGATGGCATTTTTTTCTCCTTTAACCTTGGGTTATCTTCTTATTTATCTATTATTTAAACCGATTTCTTTCCATAGTCCTTTTCAAAACCATCTGGCGGATTAGGTTTTCGAGCCATTTCTGGATCGATCTCCACATCATCTCTTTGTTGACCGGTCATCGTTTTACCACCAGTCATGATAGCTTTGGCTTTAGGTCTTTTTCTATCGTCTCCAACATTATCATCTTGAGATTGTTGTTTGTCACCTTTTTCAAAATCATACATATCTTCTTTCATATGTTTTCTTTTGTAGATGCTTTTGATAATGCGAGCAGATTTAGAATATTCTTTTTTCTCCACTTCATCAATTTGTTCAACTTCTTCTTGTTTCAATGCAGCTTTACGGCGATCTATTTCTTTTTGTTGTGCTTCTATTTCTTTTTGAAGCCTCTTAGCTTCATCACCATGTTCTTTTGCAGCTGCATCAAGTGAACGACCAGATAGTGTTTTGAATCTAGAACTAATTCTACCGTAGGCTGAAGATTCATTGGCTGTTTCAATTTCTTCTTTGGCCATTGATAAACCTTTTTCACGGCGTTTAATAATATTTTGAGCAATATCTTTATACTCGCCTGATTTTGCGTGTGGCTTGAGCTGAGCAATTGTTTGTTTTGCTTTCTCTTTATATGACGCTTTAGTTGCAGGACTAAGTTCATTTATTTGTGTTGATTCTTTGTTTAATAATTGTCTGTGATCTTTATCGACAACAATTCTATGTTTCTGTACTAATGATTTTAAAATATCTTTAGACATTCTTCTTGTCGATGAGTCTGATATACCAGAAACTTTTTGTATTGCACGATGAACAGCAGGTACAGAACTCTTTTCTTCTGGTTTACTATGTATACCTAATACAGAACTCAAATGTCTCTTAACGTGTTCATGGTCAGCGTCAGATGCTGTAGGTAGACTATATGCTTCTTGTATTTTAGAAACAAAATCATAGTCATCCATTGTCAATGTTCCTTTATCACGGATACTGATAAGTTTTTCAATAACTTTGTGTAGATCAGCATCAGATTTAATATCTTCTCTTGCCAACTCCAACATACGAATCATTAGAGGTATATTTAATGTTACGGTATCCGTTTTATCTTTTTCTTCTTTTCTCAAACCATTAGTGTGAACAGGTTCAATTAACGAATGAGTATGAACAGATTTTTTCAGTTGATGAAACTTTTTACCTGTGGGAGAATGTGTTGTCATAACGGATTCGAAACGATCATTTGCATGATCTGATTTCCACTTCATAAATTCAGAAGATTTAGAATGTGCAACTTTTGTATTTTTTGGTACATATTCTGGATTAATGCCTCGAGCTTTTAAATATCTAGATAGCAAATCAGATTCAGATGCACGAGCAGATATCTCATTGATTGGTTCTTCATTGATACCTGCTTTTGCACCCCAAGGATCAAGTGGATTTATTCCACTCTGTCCTCTGGCAGGCTCAGGATTTTTTCGAATAAAATTTAATTTTTTCATTTTACTTTTGTTCTGTTCTTTACTGCTTCAAAAGCTGACTTTGCAATTTTGGTTGTGCGATTCATTGGTGTATCACACTTTGGTGATTCAGATTCTTCTTTTGCTAATTTGGTCGCTGTTGCATACATAACAGATTTAGCACGCTCACCATATCGTTGTTTGAAACCTGTCAATCCTTTTTTCATTCCCTTAACAATACGCTCTTTTTCTGCTGCTTCTGGTTCTGTGAGTGTGCGCTCTTCAAGTTCTACTTCTTCCTTGACCATTGCCTTGGCTGTTGAATGAGCATCATCTTTATCGTTGGTGAAGTAATCAGCTGGCTCATGATGTTTACCATTCTTAAAAAGCTTAACGTGATAAGGATCACCTTCATTATGTTCGCCGGATAGTTTGTATACTTTTGATTCGTGACCATTTTTATTTGAATATGTGCCTTCCAATTTACGAGCCTCATCTAAACCAACATCTTCTTTCGTTACTTGCTTCATTCCTAGTCTAGCAAGATGGCGCACAGTAGAATATGATTGACCATATTTGCCAGCTATAGCTGATGGAGATTTTTTTGGTTTATCAGGAGTAAAAGGAACATCATCTTTTTTATTTTTATTCTGATGAGAAGTTTCGATGATTCTAGCAATTGCTTCTTCGCCATAAGTTTCTTTTTTCTGTTTACGGAGAATTTTAAAATCTTGTGCATCAATCTTATCATTTTTATTGGCATCAATTTTATGCTGATCACCTTTTAGTTCTTCTTTGACTTCTTTTTTAGAACGAAGAATTTCAAAATCTTGTGCATCGATTTTTTTATTCTTATTGGCATCAATTTTGTGCTGGTCGCCTTTGAGTGCTTCATGTACAGCATCGACCATAGATTGAGTTACTTTTGACTTGGTGAACATTTTTTTCTCCGTTATTAACAGTTCCACTTACGTAGAGCTTTGTTTATTCTTGAATCGGGATCCCGAGCAGTTTTTGCTGATGTTAATTTTCTTTTCATGCCAGTCATTCTTCTGCAAAAACTTAATCTTCTTTTTGCTGATTTAGAACCTTTCTTCAACTTTGATGGCTTTGTTGTAACTGCCATAGAAAGTTTTGAACCTGGGTTTTCACGGCGATATGATTCAATACCTTTGCGATTCAATCCACCAGATTCAGATTTGCCCTCTTTGCGTTGCCAGGCAGCAACTTCATCTAGTTCAACTTCTTCTTTTACTTTTTTATATTGTTTTTGTAACACCTTTAAAGCATCAGTTTTAACTTTATCGGTTTTAGAGGGCTTTGCTTTTTTGCCTGTTGGCACACCTTCTGCACCACGGCTTGAAGAAGGTTGAGATTTATCCATTTCTTCAATTTGCTCAACTTCTTCTTTTTTGCAGGAACCTTTTTCATATGCTTTTTTGCCTGGTACTTCTTTGTAGCCTGGCCAACATCTTTCGTTGATGAATGATTTAAATGAAAGTAATTCTTTTTTCTCACTAACAGATTTCCATTTGCCACCCATCTCTTTATATTTCTTTGATGCCCAACCATTTGCATAAGCAGAAGGATACACATCAAACTTAGCTTTAGCCTGTGCCTTAGCACGTGCCCATTTTTCTGGACTTGTAGGTACGTTTTTTTCGTCTATTTGTTCCATAGATTCACTTATCTTTCCTTTTCCAAAATTGGACACATTAATCGGCTCACCTTTTCTCTCAGGATTAGGATCGTGTTTTCTTTTTGCACGAACAGCAGATGCTCTTTCTTTTTTAGAAAGCTTTGCTCTTTTCTCATTCGACATACATTTTGGTTTTGGCTCACCTGGTTCTCTAGCACAAGGGCCAATTGCTTCACCTTTACTATTGATTCTTTTCCAACCACCCTCTGGATCGGTTTTACTAAACCATTTGCGTAAATCTTCAACAGCGAACGATTTAAATTTTAACATTTTTATTTTTCCGCAACAATTTAATTTTACCGTATGTATCAGAAATTTTTTGCATAGGTTCTTTATTTGTAGAACCACCTAAAGTTCCAGCAACACCCATATCGTTTGCACCAGGATCGTCTATTGCTTCGTGATATTGTTTCTTTTTATGTTTCTCACCACGAACTGCATCTTTAGATTTTTGTTTATGTTTACCTGATCCTGGTCCTACTTTTTGTGAAGCGTGTGCTACTGGATTTCTATGCTTACGAAAATCTTTAAATTCTTTTTGTTCTCGGTAGGTCACATCGCCTAGTCCTGACATAGGGTATACTGTTCCCTGTTGGCGAGTATCAAATTCTGGACCTACTCCTTGTGTTTTTATCGCACCACTTGGAGCACGAACTATTCTTTTTAACTTTTCTTTTTCCTTGTCCCGCCTGAAGTTGCTTTCTTTTGGCTCTGGTTGGACCTTGACGACTGGCTGCGAGGCTTCGTGGTAGGTTTTGAAGGTGTAACCGCCTGTGGCTCTGATGTCATCGTCTTTGATGTTATCTCGCTTGTTGAGCTTTCTTTGGAGCTGGATTCCTGGGAAGAGCTCGCTGACTGGACTGGTTTTACTTTCAGAAAATCTATTATCTTTTTTAACATTTCTATATTCCTTAAATAATCTATTAATATCTACTGACTTGCGGCGTTCTAACCACTCTTGGGCTGTTTCACCAACTATTTCCGAATCTAGAAAAATATTTGTAGATTCATACACATCATGGATATCTTCTTCTTTAACCTCGCCTGTGTTGTCAAAAATCATAAACTTAGAAAACACTTCGTTAAAGTATTTAGTATTTTCTTGAGATCGCAACCACTTATCGTGTCTCACAGATTCAACCATCGTCCTGGACAATAGTGAATTTCTTTCTTTACTGGTTTCGTTTGTGGTATTGACAAATACCATCATAGTTCCGTAACCTAAATCTTCAAGTTCTTCTTTGATCCACATGATACGGTCACGATCATCTGCTGGACCGTTGATAATCAAAGGACCACGGTTTCTAATTGCTTCTCTGCGATAATCTTTGGACTGCTCTGATAGTTTTTGTTTGTCACCTAGATATTCTTGCGCTTGCACAACATTTAATTCTACAATTTTTGATTCTGCAACTGCTTCACGGATAACAACATCTTTACCAGAACCTGGACCGCCAGTAACAAATATCGCTCTGAACTGTCCTCTACTGACATCCTCATTAATACCCATCCCTTTACGAGTATCGCTCATTAATTCTCTGGCGTCTTTATCTGAAACATGAGAAGGAACACCTTCTCTGAATGATGCGAAATCACGATTCTTTGCGTGTTCTCTCATCTTAGTACCAGACATACCTTCTGTTCCTTCTGCATCAGGATCACGAGATCCAGCAGAAACTACAGTAATCTTTTTAAAGTTGTATGGAACATGGCCTTCTTTATTTGGTTTTCCATTGTATTTGTTTAAACTATCATGAAATTCTTTTACACGGTCCGAACCAGCAACAACTACCAAATGGTCGTGGCCTGCTTTACTCAGTCTCTCTGCATGATGAAAAATAGAAGGATGTTCTTTTGATGCAGCAACAAAATTTGTACCAGGAGAATATTTCTGTAAATGTTTAACTTTTTGTTGTGCTGTTAATGGATTCTTTTTGCTATCTTGAGAATGAGAAGCAATAACCTCATGGTGTGCATTTAGACGAGCAGCAGTCTCTCTTACTTTATCAATTAATTTTAAATGACCTGTAGTAGGAGGATTCATTCTGCCAAAAGCAATAACTGCTGGCTTTTTAAATTCTTCTTGTATTAAATTCTTAAATGATTTCACTTTCTTACCTTTAATAAATTTGCTTTTGCAAATTCTGAACGATTAACCAATTTAGTAGGTTCACTTTTATGATTTACAACAAAACCTTCTGGACCTGTTGGTTTACTATCTATATGATGTTCCAAACCGCCAGTATGTTGTTCTAATGTGGATACTAATAAATTCTTTGCTTTTTGCAAATGGTTATGCATTTGTAAAAGGTTATTATAGTGTTTTTCATTTGAAGCAATATGATTTATATGTGTTTTTGCTTCTGCTTCTTTTCTTGACTGTGCAATCGGTGTTTTTAATTTCTCTGATTGTTTAGTATATTTTGACTGTATGTGTTTCGCTAAACCTTCAGCGGTTGGTGTTTCATCTGTACGAACTGTGTGGTTAATATATGTTGCAAGATGGCCAGCGTCTCCACGATGCATTTCTGTTGCTTTGTACATGGACTTATTTTGGTCATGTATTTTTTTAGCTTCATTCATGTGGTGCTGAAAAGTTTCTTGATCTGCGTCAGAGTAATGCACCTGTTTTGTGTCATGGTTTACTGATTTGCTCCAAACATCATTATGCTGTTTAAAATTGTGTACATCTGGATGGGAATCGGATGACATTGTGGTAATATCATCACCGTGATATTGTGTATGCACAACTACGCCAAGTTTTGCTTTACGGACTTTATCAGCTTCTTCACCTTTTGCAGTATACTTAATCGTATTTGGTGTAAATGAAACTCCTTTGGCACCCTTATCTTCTTTGTCTCCTTCTGAGAACATAAGATCACCTTGGTATACACCAGTCTTAGGTGCAACCTTTTTTAAGTGTACAAGTGCAGAATTCAATTTTTCTGCAAGACCTGGTGCATGGCCATGATTCTTTGCAACATCTTTTGAATTGTAGTTTATTTTTGGAGTTTTATTAAATGCTGACTTACTGGCTACAAAAAATTTACCAGTTTTTGGATGGTGGCCGAAAACGACCGATGGTGAACCGTCATATTTCATGGTGAGTGCAGAACTCTCGCCTCCAGATTTTATATGTTCATGTGCCTGTTGGAGAGCTCCGTATGCATGATCAAAACCTTCTTCTCCATGAAGTAGAGGTCTATCTTCCGCATGGTGTATATGTTTGAGTTGTTTAGGCTCAGTTTCTTCTCTTAGAAAAGACAAAAACGAATACATTGATTTCCTTCTAGATATGCAACACACTATGGTTGCCCGATTGCTTATTTATACAACATATCGATTTCTGTGTTCCGTATCTGTAAAAATTCGATCCGATACATAGATGTCAAAATGTTGGATTTATTGCCAGGTAGAACCCTCAAAATCCAACCAATAACTTTTCATCTGACCTTTTCCGTTGAATATGTGAAAAGGAGTTGTATGTAATAAACCTCTACCCGAATAATAATAGATTAGGTTGGGTGGTGCTGGGTCGAGTAGGGATGCAAATATCGATGTTCCCGTTTCAGCACCAATAAAGTATTCAGCTGTCTGTATATGTCTTAAATTTTCTGCAAAGTCTGTACTGTACTTCCATCCTACAAATTCTTGATTTAAAGGTTTATTAATACAAATAATTTTTTCGTAATTATCATAGTCATTATAAGACTGTATTAAATTATAGAAAAATTCTATTGGCCAGTTTCTATAGACATTATATGGTGCATCAAATAAAGGACAAATTACAATTTTCTTCTCAATTTTTTCTTTGTTCTTAATTGTTGCAACATCTCCAGAAATGGATCTATAATCCCACAAGTTTATTCTGTTCCATTTCAAATCTTCGTTTCCAGGTTCTAAAGAAAAGAAATCAGTATTCTGCAACAAGAAATCATACATTTTCAGAACATAATCTTCAGAAGAAATGGAATTTTGTTTCATGTGAAACTTTAAGTTTGGAATTTGTTTTCGTAAATGTTCAACAACATTACAAACAGCAAGAAGATCTCCGTTCCTTAATGGGCCACCAAAAACACCTAGATTGATATTTAAAATCAATTTTTTGTTCCAATTACGGTTAATATGTTTGGTAAATTCGAGTAAGGAGTTCTAATTGCATCTTCATCATTTCCAACATGAATTATTTTAAAGTTGCATGACAATAAAAGACCGATAATGCCATGACAATCGAAATGGTGTATATGTTCGTTTTCTCTCCTATGTTTCCAACTTCTAAAGAAATTTGGACCTTCAGATTCATGCATCCAAGGAACAGAAATACAAATATGTTTTAATTTTAATTTATTAATGAATATTGTTAAATCTCTTTGTAATAGATGTTCTATCGAATCAAAAAAAGTCATGACATCAACTTCAACATCTGTAGGTTC